ACCAGAGGGTTTCGATCCCCCTACCTTGAACTTACAAGGCTCACGCTCTTCCGATTGAGCTATGGTAGCTACTGTATTAGAGTGTATGTGTTAATCTTTAAGCTACGGATGGATTCTTCACCACCTTTTTCGCTTTGGTCTCGCTAGATGGGGTCTGCGTCTCAACGGTAACAGTCGGGGACTTAGGACCTACTGGACCTACGGGACCTACGGGACCTGGGGGGCCGACGGGGCCCTGGGGGCCGGGGGGACCTTCGACGACGGTCGCTGTACCACCTCCACAATTGTCAACCATCTTGAGAAGGATACCGTACAGTTTTTTCTTGTCGATGCGAACAGAGTTCATCTCGACGCGGATTTCTTCCTTAAGAGCTTCCATGTTTATATATATAAAAGAAAGATTATCTTTATATATAATGATATTCATCGGACCAACATTATTAAGTGGTATTGGTCAACATACCAAGAAATACATGGATCTTTTCCCTGGTAGTGAATACTATATATATAATCAAGAAATACCCGAGTGTGATCAGGCATTTATATTTGCTATCCCGATAGATAGTGTGCTTGAACATATACCGTCCATCAAGTCTAAGTGTAAGAACGTCATATGTATGACTGTGTGTGAAACAGAAACTGTTCATGAGGATTATGGAAAACTATTTGACCACTTTGATCGTATCGCTGTTCCGAGTGAATTCTGTAAACGAGTTCTAACTGCACAATTCCCTGATAAGGAGTTTTACATTATTCATGCATACATTCCACAAGAACCCTATACATTTTATCACATTGGAAACATATTAGATCCACGGAAGAATTTCAGAAAGATTCTCGAAGCGTTTGTTCGTTTGGATAAACCAGACACCCGATTACTTGTGAAGTCTACCTGTAGAGAAGATGTTCGCATTGATATGAAAAGAGTAGAAGTCATTAATGGACTGATTTCTGAGGATGAAATGAATACGATACATAGTCGTGGTGACTGTTATGTAAACTGTTCAAATTCAGAAGGTGTTGGTATGGGTGCAATCGAAGCAGCCATCAGAGATAAACCTGTGATCGCTACAACGTATGGTGGTCCAAGTGAATATCTTCATTCGCCCTATATGATTGATTGTGAACTTCAAGAGTTGGAAAATGATGATTTCCTTTTCAAAAAGGGAATGATCTGGGGGAAGCCGAACTTCGACCAACTCTTGGAATTCATGGAAGATGTGTATTCTAAAAGACTCACCTATATGGATCATACATTCACGAAAAATTTAATGTCACGAGAGAATATTTTAAAAGAATTCAGTGTCAACATAGTTAGAGGCGAGGACAAGTAGACCCATCACAATTGTTCCAGGCATGATAGAACCTCGCTGAGAGACAAGGAATGCAACAATATCATCAACGGGTTCAAGGTTTGTAGGCCTGGTGGCGAAGCGGGGAACAAGTACACTGGTGGCTATGTAGAGCGACATTGCTATTATTACAGGTCTAAGCGTCTCCTGGTCTAACATTTACAATAACTGTGATTTTAATTTGTCAGGAACATTGTGCTTTCGACAATACTGTCCACACACTGATTTGAATTTGCATCTCGATCCAGACATTGTCATCGCCATGCAAATTGTATTTTTCACTTGTACTCTTGGTTCATCGGGTACCGTATCGATTAATTGTATAGTACGTTCACTCTTCTTCTTCTCGAACTCTTTGTATCGCTTCTTCATGATCCATGTAGCGTTCGCAAGATGTGTACATCTCTCATCTGGTACAACAAGACGATACATCTTGGTCGCATCACCAAGGCACCTGTTCCACATTTCATCACGAATGATTTGCATCTTGTATTGACTTGGAAAAACATAGATGTATCAGTCACTTAGGTAGATTTTTTTCCTCTGATATTACAAAAAGAGATGCTTTACCTCTACGTAGCGATCGCTGTATTTCTGATGTTCACACTTATCAAAAATCGTCGTGTCGTGGCGAGTGCGTCTCTCGACAAACTGATACGACAGTCTGCACGGTATGCGACCGCAGCTCAGCAGGACGCGTCCCCATTGATCGCCACACTTCACGCTAATTATGCTGCTGCTTATCTTTACGCTGCGAAGGACATTGCATCAGACTCTCAAATTCATAACTCAACCGGTGTAGACATAATGAAATTGAAGGAACATATCGTGAACATTCAAGATATGGTGACCAAAAGGACAGTGGAGAAGTGTCCAGCGTTTGCGGGTGAAGTGGATCTATATCTCGCTACTATTGCTGGAGAAGCATAAAGGATAACAGCTTATACTTTCCAGATGATGACCTATATGGAACTTGCGGAGTTTACTGATGATCTTCCCACACAGGTACAGCTTCTAAAGAAAGAGATTGAAAAAAATAAAATTGATGCCTCCAACAGTCGTTCCGAAATTTTGAATAAGTCTCTTAAAATTAAAGTGGACAAATATGAACGAGAAATTTTTCTACTTACTCGCACATACAAGAAACCATGGCTAGAAGAAAGAACCAAGTTAACAAATCAAATAGATTATTATAAACGAAAATTTTGGCATCTGGAGGATATACTCGTAGGTAAACATATCAAAATGGACGAACGCCGCGAAGATGTCCTTAGACGTCTTCACGTAGAAACTCGTTCTTGGAGAGAATTTGATGAAGATTCAAATAATCACCAGATCTGAGTGACGAGTGTTATTTTTCGAAATGAACCCTAAGTTGGAGTTTTGATTTATACTTTTCAAGTAAAAATGTTTGAAGCAACTATCGCAAACATCGATTCACTCGACAAAGAGGACATGAATCGATGTTTGGACGACTGGTATTCCCGAGGAGGGAACATAATTATAGAGGGTGACACATTGAGAAACCGTTACGAGGGGAACTATAGACGAATGCCCAAGAAACCATGGGCCACGAAGGAATGGGTCGACCAAAGAGACCACAAGTTATACACTCTCATGAAAGACCAATTTAGCCCAGAGTTCTGGCAGAAGATATGGACGTGTGGTTACCTCTTACCGCATTCACCCAAGTTTCATAGTCTCCGTGAGTATGACGAACTTCGCCGCGGTAAAAAGTTCAGAGAGAATTGCCAAAAAGTGATAGTAAGCCTAAGTTAGAGTTTTGATTTGTAATTAAAGTAAGAAAGTATGGAACAACTCAGGAAATACACAGTCGAACATGGTTATACGCTACCAGGTGATTGGAGTGTCAAGATTGTCAAACGTGTAAACGGTGCTACCCGTGGTCAGGTTGATCATTATTATTTCACACCGGGAGGTAGAAAGTTTCGGTCTAAAGTAGAGGTTCTGAAATTTCTCGAGCAATCTGGAACACGTGAAACTGAACACGTGGAGACACCTGTTAACGACTATTCATACATTTACATTCTTACGAATCCAGCGTTCAAGGAAAAGTATATTAAAATTGGGATGTGTACCTCAATCGATTCTCGTTTAGGAATTTTAAACTCGGGTGTTTGTGAAAAATTTGAAGTGCATACACTCTTCAAGACTATATTTACAAATAAAAAGTATGGTAAAATTACCACGTGCTCAAATGTGACAAAACAAATTGAATCGTACTTACATAAACGGTTCAATCACCTTAGGGCGACCAACGGTGAGTTCTTCCTGGTTGACCCAGATGTCGTAAGAGATGAACTCCAGTTCATACATGACAAGGTCGCACCATATGCCGATCTTGACGCGAATGCGATATATGAATACATGACATTGCACATCGAGTTGGCACGTCTACAAAGTGTTGAAGATGGATACCTAAGTTAGAGAGTAGAGTTGTAATATAAACAGTAACAAATGGAAAGTGTTCAAAAGCTCACCCATATCGAACACATCCTCAAGAGACCTGACTCCTATGTCGGTCCAGTTGAGATGGGTACGGAACCCTATTGGATACTTAATGATGACAAGTTTGAAAAGAAGAACCTCAAGTACTCCCCCGCTCTCTTGAAGATCTTTGACGAGATCCTGGTTAACGCGATTGATCGGAACTCCATGTATCCAAAGAATGTTACGACTATTGCTGTATCCATTGACAAGGAAAGTGGATCCGTGACGATTGAAAACAATGGACCACTCGGTGGTGTCAGTATTCTCATGCATGAAAAGGAAGGTCTCTGGAATCCTGAACTAGTCTTCGGGCATCTTCTTACCAGTACCAATTATGATGACTCGAAGAAGAGAATCGTCGGTGGTCGTAACGGGTACGGTGCCAAACTCACTAACATTTATTCTTCCGACTTTTCGGTAAGCATCAAGGATCATGAGACAAAACAAATGTATAACCAGAAGTGGACAAGTAACATGACCACTTGTGAAGAAGCAAAAATAAAAAAATACGCGGGTGCGACATCATCTGTTGCGATCACATTCACACCTGATTGGAAAAGATTTGGAATGACAAAGATGGAAGCTGACATCTATAGCATTTTCGAGAAGCGAGTTTGGGATGCTAACATCTGTACAAGTCTCAACTGTAAGGTAAAGTTGAATGGAGACGTTCTTGTCAAACATGGATTTGATACATATGCCAAGATGCACGAAGGTGTTGAGGACGTATGTATGTTAACGACTGATCGATGGTCTGTATGTATCGGCCCAGCTGAAAATGGTATGGAGCAAGTGTCATTCGTGAATGGTATTTGTACCACCAAGGGTGGCTCACATGTGGATCATGTTGCAACGTATATCGCGAACGGTATCATTGAAGAGATGGCGAAGAAGATTAAGTTGAAACCCCAACAGGTTAAGAATACATTTAACATCTTCGTGAAGGCAACAATTGAGAACCCAACATTCGCCAGTCAGGTCAAGTCTGAATGTACCTCGAAGGCTCCAGACTTTGGGAGTAAGTTTACCGCGACAAAGAGTTTCATCAAGAATGTTCTCAAGACTGGTGTACAAGATGAACTCTTGGCACTCTCAAAGTTTAAGGAGATGAAGGAACTCCAGAAGTCAGATGGTGCCCGCAAGTCTAAGATTACTGGCATCCCCAAACTGGATGATGCGAACAAGGCGGGGACGAATAAATCCAAGGAATGTACCCTCATTGTGACTGAGGGTGACTCAGCAAAGACACTCGCAGTTGCTGGTCTCTCAGTTGTAGGTCGTGACAATTATGGTGTCTTCCCACTCCGTGGTAAGTGTAAGAATGTGAGGGATGTATCTGTATCACAGCTCACATCAAACCAAGAGTTCAACGATCTCAAGAAGATTTTGGGACTTCAACAGGGTAAGGACTACAAGGATGTCTCCGAACTACGCTATGGTCGTCTCATGATCATGACGGATGCTGATAATGATGGGTCTCACATCAAGGGTCTCATCCTCAACATGATTCACTACTTCTGGCCGAGCCTCCTCAAGCTCAACTTTGTGGTGAGTATGGTGACACCCATTATCAAGGCGACGAAGGCTTCCAATGTCAAATCGTTTTACACAGATTCTGCATTTAGAACCTGGTATGGTGATGGGAAGCCGGGGTGGAAAGTCAAGTACTACAAGGGTTTGGGTACTTCCACGTCGGCGGAGGCTCGTGAATACTTCAAACAAATTCAGGATCTCACTGTTCGATTTGATATGGATAAAATGACGGACGAATCAATCATCCTCGCCTTTGACAAGAAGAAGGCGGATGCTCGAAAAGTGTGGCTTCTCGAGAATACGGCAAAGGATGCTAATCAGCTCCAGGTACCCTACGGGAGTGTGAAACAGTTGGACATTACAGACTTTGTACATAAGGACTTGGTGAACTTCAGTCTCGCAGACTTGAAGCGTTCCATCGCCCACATGGCTGATGGTCTCAAACCATCCCAGCGCAAGGTTATGTATTCATGCTTTCAGAAGAATCTGAAAGATGAAATGAAGGTTGCTCAGTTGGCGGCGTATGTAGCAGAAAAGAGTTCCTACCATCACGGTGAAGTTTCCTTGGCGGATACGATCGTGAAGCTGGCCAACGACTATATGGGGTCCAACAATATCAATCTATTGGAACCATGTGGTCAATTCGGTACACGGCTCATGGGAGGGAAGGATGCGTCCCAGACGAGGTATATCTTCACCAGGCTCACCAAGGATGCACGAAAGATTTTCGATCCCAGGGATGATGCCATCCTCAATTACTTGGACGATGATGGTCGCATGATCGAGCCAGATTTCTATATGCCCACAATCCCTATGGTGTTAGTGAATGGGACAGAAGGGATTGGTACAGGTTTCAGTTGCTATATTCCCCCGTTTGACCCCAAAGTCATCAAGGAAAATATCATCCGAATTCTGAATGGGGAGGAAATCGTGACCATGCGACCGTGGTTCAGAGGATTCAAGGGTGTTGTACACGAGGAAGAAGATACCTGGATGACAGAGGGCGTATGGAAATGGTCAGGTGAGAATATTGTGGTCACAGAATTACCACCAGGTCGTTGGACCCAGGACTACAAGGAGTATCTCGATGCTCTAGTCGAAAAGAAGTTGATCGGGGGGTACACCAATAACTCGACAACCGACGATGTCCATTTCGAAATTACAGAGTACACAGGAAGGAATCTGCTAAAGGATCTCAAATTGAGAAAGACCTTCCGTGTTTCAAACATGCACCTCTTCCACCCCGTCAAGGGTATTCACAAGTATGCGAGTCCAGAAGAAATTCTCAAAGACTTTGTGGAACTCCGCATGGAACATTACAAGAAGAGAAAGGCTCATCTTATCGATGTACTCGAGAAGAAAGCGACGATGTGTGATCATAAGTCGAAGTTTGTTTCCATGGTGATCGAGGGAAAACTGGTGGTGTTCAAGAGAAAGAAGCAGGATTTAGAGACGGAGATAGCAGTGACATTTCCCAAGATGGATGGTACGTGGGATTATCTTCTGAATATCAAGACGGTTGATTACACAGAAGAACGTGTAGAGACTCTTATGAAAGAAGCTTCACAGGCGACGAGAGATTTGGAGAAAATGTTAAAGACGGATCACATCGATATGTGGAAGATGGACATTAAAAATATATAACCCAATAATAAGATGCCCACCGCTAGTGGTGCTGGAATAAGTCTGAATGCCATCGGCAAACAGGAATCATACATTCTTAGTGACAACGTAGATGAATCCATTTTTAATTATGATATGAAGAAACATTCTAATTTTACAAAATTTAATAGAACAACAATCGTCAATCGAAGTCCTACATCCCCTACATGGCCCTTCAACGAACGTATTAAGGTCACCTTTAACCCCCAGAATATGGGTGACCTCTTGAGTAACATGTATATACTCATAAAACTTCCCGGTTTAACAGTTGGAAAAAATTACTCTGATCAGATCGGTCGCCACCTCATCAAGTCTGTCACTATGCGTGTTGATGAGATAGAGGTTGAGAAAATCTACGACGACTGGATGGTCATCCACGATGAGATGTATATCGAGGTGTCTGAGAAGGTTGCAAATCGGTTTATGTTGAATCGAATGTTGGGGTTCGATACATCGAGTGCTAATGGTGCCTATGCGTCACGCGAGTCGGAAGTCATTATACCGTTACCATTTTTCTTTTCGAGGAAATATTCGAGTGATGAATATCTTACCAATGAACCAAATCGACCATTCTTTCCATTGTGTGCAATCCATAAACAGAAGATTGAATTCGAGTTTGAATTTCATACACAAACATTTTTTACGAATGAACCAACAACGATGACATTGGAGAATTTCAAAATCATAACGGAAGAATTCACCATTGATCCCATGGAGCGTCTTTATTTAAAGAACCGCCCATACACGATGATTACAGATGTTGTTAAGCGACACCCTACGTTACAGACTACAGTAGATGTTGATAATATACGAACAAATCTCGTACCCAATAGTCGTGTTAAATCGATACACTGGTTCTTACGTAATACAGAATTTGAAAATACTAGTCTCGCCACAATTGAGAATGAATTTGATACATACACAATATACATACGAGACCCTGATCCTCTCCCGTTCGCGGCGTTTAGTTTAAAAAATATATCATTTTTTACAACACTTACAAAGGGTGGTGTGACAACATTCTCTCGTGTTAACTTTTCAGAGGAACCAGTTATAACTGGTAATGATGAAGCTACTACCGAAAAAGTAGGAGTAGTGTTTTCAACGGACTATAATATTGTACCGTGGACAAGTAACCCTGTGTCATACGACGTCCCAATCATAACTGTAAAGGTTCCAGCGAATTCATTCATAGAAAAATTTACGTTTGAATTTTACACTGAAGAATCATCTACCAATGATACTGGCACAAACAATAGGTATACCAATATACCAGGTTTCGACATTAAACAAAATAATACTATTGTCATGTCTTCTGAAAAGATATCAGACTTTGTCAGTAATTCGCAGGTGACTTACACACAGTCATATAGTATCGTACTCGATACAACCGTTTTCAGGGTCCCCGATGCAAACTTTTCTGACTATCATAACATTCAGAACAGATTCAACTTTTCAAAGAACCCCGATTTTGATGAGACGTTCACATTTTTTAACCCGGTCATGAAGAGTGCTAAGTTTTTTATTCAAGGTGTTGATTTACCAAATATTTCAAGTACGACGGATGCGTACTACAAATACATGATACCATATCAAAAGCGTTTATCGAGACCTGTTAGGAATATATATACATACTCGTTCGCTATTCACCCACTCAATGTAAATCCATCGGGTAGTCTAGACTTTAGTGATATTAAATCAGATAGAACAAGTATAGAGTTGAAGTTAGACCCTCTTCTCACAAAAACATATACATTATATATCTATTATACCGGATACCAAACATTTAATTTTGATAAAGGGTTCATGTCACTCGTTTACTAAATAATGTATCTTTATGTTGAGAGATGTACTCGAGGATTCGATTCTTAATACACCATTTGATGAAATTTAACTGAGCAATAGTCGTTTGAACTTCATGAGATGTACCCGGGATCGTATAGGAAAATTTAGCAGAACGTGCGAATGGATCAAATAACTTTTTACTGTACCCATCAAGACTCGACTTGTATGCACAATGTACGGTAAAAAGACGACCATTTGCCGTCGTGTAAGAAGTATGATATTTTTTAGCATAGTTTGTGATGAACCATTCAATATTTCTGAGAGAAATACCACCGGATTTATCCAGTATGCTTAGCAATGTAGATTTATTCTTGTCGTCGGAATAGAACTCGTTTACGGAAGATAGTAGAATGTCTGTTTTACTCATGTCTTCTATAATACAGAGTTGAAATCTATAAGCCGCTTACTCCCAGAATCCAGTGAGGCGATAGATGTCAGATCATCGACTAGTTCGATCGTGTGTTTGCGTATCATCTGTGAGTGGTGATGTTTACAGTATCCGTCATATTTACCGTTTAGATTACATCGAAGGTTACCCTTTTTCATACCTCGGCAAATATTGTTATCTTCCGCTGGGGCATCACGGACTAAAATCTTATACGGGATACTATAATTGACAGCTATCATCCGTAAATACTCACTGTATGACTTGTGAATTTTTTGTGCCTTGTTCATGTATTCATTTCGTGCTTCTAATAGGTCATCTTTAACAATTTTCGATGCTTTACGTTGATCATCCTTGATTCTCCGAAGTTCGTCGTGATATAACTCCTTTTGTTTCTGATGTTCTTCCCTAATATCATCATGTATTTTTTTCGTAACATCGTTAGCACTATGCTTTTGACCTAAAAGTTCTTCTTGGTATAACTCCTTCGCCTTTTTTAGTTCTATTTTATACTCTTCTCTGATAATCTTAGTCTCTACATTTACTCTCTTTGCGACTTCAGCTTCGAAGAGTGTAGTAAGCTTTTCCATCCTAATGAATTATCAATCGTAATTCTTAAATACATCTTCATATGTCAACTTGGTAGAACGAGCAGCCTTGATCCGTTCTCGAAGTTCTGTGGCTTTACCCACTGTGTCTAATTTGTACTTGTTACATTCTTCGATGAGCTGCTCCTTCTTCATACCACTCAATGCTGGCTCCTTGGGTTTGGGTGGTGGTTTATGTTGAGCAATCAAATCACCGAAAATCTCATTCCGTGGATCTTTCACAAGCGGCTCCAATAGGTCACATATCGGGTTCAAGAATTTATTGGTAAAATAATGATGATAGTCCACTGGGATGTTATGTTCTTCCACAAATGCTGGATCTTCTGACTTCTCGAACGCTCGTGCTTTCGGGTTATCAGTCTTTACCAGAAGGTAAGGTACTCGGTCACCAGATTGTGGTTCGGAACCAGGTTGTCTTTCACGCATTTTATCTCTGACACGGACGTGTGGTAAATTTGGATTTTTGTAGGAGTCTCCAAGTTGCTGTGAGAGGGTCAACTTGTCGTTTGGGATGTCACCTTCGAGTAAGTTAATTGCTCGCTCTAAGGCCAATTGTTTAGGGGGTCCTGTATCACTACTCTCAAGTACGACATCTAGGAGTTCCTTACACACTTCACGAACAAACATTGTATTGTCACGGCGTACAACCTGAAGTCCCTTGATGTCGATATAATCCATGTTCATCTTCCCCTGTTTGTCTTTCGTCCAGAGTTTGGCAGCGTATCGCTTCTTACTGTATAAGAAATAGGGGCAATAGACCTTCTCGAGTTCAAGGTTGTTTGGTTTTTTGAATAAAGCCGTACATGCTTCAGCAGCTTGTTCACCGAGTTCCCAACTATATTCGATCGCTTCCATACCCGTTCGTCCACCCACGTCAAACTCGATCATCACGGAATCCGTGTCCCCATACCTCACCTTTGCACCCGGGTAGTTCGTCTCGACGTAGGTTTTGGTCTCTTCGATCATATCACGACCCTTGAATGTTGTAGTAGAGGCGATCGGTACACATGGAAGAATACCTTTACCAGCACCCGTAAACCCATAAATCGAGTTCATACTGATCTTATAGGCGAGTTGTTTTCCGTTGTACACTTCCTTCATGAAACCTGTCGCCGAAGCCATATCCTTCTTTGCCTGTTTCCTAAACTGTTTAAGTTCCGCCAAAATACTGGGAAGGAGACTGGGTACATCTTGTGCAAATTTATACACATTCCCATTCAAATCGAAGGTTTCGTAGTTTATACCAGGGATATTACCATATCTTCTTTCGTCCATTACAAACGTGGAATAACAGAGGTTATGTGCCATCATGATCGATGGGTAGAGACCCTCGAAATCGAGAGCAGTGATTGGTGTATAATATGCACCAGCCTGTGCCTCTAAAACTGTCGCACCCTCGTAGGGTACAGGTGGAATGGATCCGTATCGGATCGTTGGAACCATAAATCCCATTTCACGAGCCTTTTTAGTGAGTTGACTAAACACTTTGATCTGTTGCCCACGTTCCACAAGGAATGAGATGGGTACCCATGTCGCTTTCGCCATCTCTAACAGGTTAAGGAGTGTACAGAGACGTTTCACGAGTCTATGTGGAAGTAATGTATCCTTGATACAATACTCTGCGACATCTCTGAGTTTGACGGGGTCACCTTCCGCGAAACGAGCAAACATCTCTTTGGGTGACATATCGATCTTTTGATCACCAAGGTAGTGTTTGGAGACATTGTTCAGTTTATAACTGTCGAGCTTGTACCCCTTTTTCACTTCATGAAAGAGATCGAATATGAAACGCCCAGACATTGGGAGAAGTTTTAGCATGTTATCACCTAACGCACTAGATGAAAGACGTTTATAAACCATTTCGGATTCTTCGTTCTTGAATCTCCCAAGATTGAAGAATGTTCGGGAACACCCAACCTTTATAGCACGTTTATAAATGTATTCAAGATCGAAGCCAAAGATATTCCAACCGGTCATGATGTCGATGTCTTGTGTAATGATATAGTTTCGGAATGCTTCAAGCATTTCCTTCTCCGTATCATAGCTTAAAATAGTAGATCCGTCCAGGTCTGCGTCGGTCTTTTTGTAACAAAAACATGTTTTGTCGTAGGGTTCGTCTGTGTCTGGTGTGCATAGGGATACAGCAATCTGGAAACACGCATCACCACTGATATCCGCATTCGGAAATTTACCAGTAGAGCTATTAGACTCGATATCAAACGATGCCACGACAAATGGTGCGACGTCGTCACTTTTGATAGGTGTCATTGTTTCCCAGTTATTGCAGAATAAGTCGATAGTCACATGTGCCAGGTTAGACCGAACACAGTCCTTTCCTGTATCTAACCACCCCGTCGACTGGATTCCAGTTCTATGCATCATGCGAAGAATTGGATCAAGGTTGGACTCATACACCTTCAGGGGAAATGGTCCACTAGAAAGTTTCAATGGACTCTTCAGGAAATAATCAGTATTTCTTCTTTTTTTCAGATTAGAAAAGGTGACCCGCATGAATAGAAAGTCTTGATTATTCTGGAAACCCCAAATGTCCTTGGACTTTACAACAGTGTAACCGATACACTTGTCTTTGATATGAGCGTAAATCTCTTTTGCGTATTTGATATCAGGAAGCTTGATATAAAAGTATGGCTCGAACGCTGTCGTCACACATACAGATTTACCGTCTTCTGTTTTACCAAATATACTAATAAGATGATCTTCGTCTTCGTCTCGTGCTTCCCATGTGAGTGCTTGAAAAACGACCATACCTCCTTATGTATACTTTGAGCCAAATTTTTAATATCGTTTACTAGTAAATGTCAGCTGCCTTGATTGACCTCGTGTCCAAGGGTGCCCAGGATGTCTACATCACTGGTCAACCTGAAGTCAGTTTTTTCCGTCAGACCTACAAGCGTCACACTAACTTCTCCGTCAAACCCGAACGCATTGACTACATCGGTAGTTTCTCGTCTGGTGCTGAAGTGACAATCCCCATCAAGTCTAAGGGTGATCTCCTCAGTTATGTGTGGATTGAAGCACCAGGTATCGCCGCCACGGGTGCGGCTACGACCGGTCTCTTCAATAAAGACTCTAGTCCTACTGAATTTCTCCTCTACGTCGGTGGACAACAAGTGTGCCGCCTCGATTCTCTCTACGTTCAAGGTGTCCATAACGTTCTTTACAACGAAACACAGGCTCGTGCCTCTACTGCCGTTTCCACTGCGGAAATGAAGCATAATGCGAGGAATACCGCGGAAACAGCCGATCACTATGTGATTCCCTTCTTCTTCAGCCAGGACTGGACCAAGTCTCTTCCTCTTGTGGCTATGCAGTACCATGAAGTTGAGATTCGAATCAAGTGCCGTGACGGTAGCTTCACTGGCTTCTCCTCTTCACCCAAGGTGTATGCCATGTA